AAGTAAATCAAATGCTTGTGAAGCAATTGAAAAATCGTTACAATGATCCAAACTTGCATAAGCGATTTACAATCGGCGTTGATCGAGCCAAGATGAGACTATATGATCTAGAACAGAAAGCACAAGACGCAGTTATGCAAGAGGCTGAATCAAAACCAGTCTTTGATCGTGGTCGTAGCACAAATAAGTTCAAAAATCTTAAAGTGTAATGAAACTCCACAAGATTGAAAAAAAAGTTTATGCTCTTGCCGAGAATTGGATCGGAAAGAAGCATGTTCCCTCTATCATTCGACAATTAAATAAAGCATTTAAATCATACATTGTATGTTTCTCCTCTGAGAGATTTGAAGAGGAGTATTATACTGATCATAGTATAATTGTGAGTGGGCATTATTGTGGTCGTATTTCAGATATTATTCCCGAACACATTTATATTCAGCTCGCCTTTCCCAAAACCCCTAAGAAAGCCAAAATAACAGAGAAAGGTGCTAAGAATCTTGCCGTAAAGATTATTCGAGCGATACATCATGAATACCGCCATAAACACCAACAACGCCAGCGACCATTTCTTCTGCAAAAAGAGTATAAACCAAAGCCAAATCAAAACAAATTCAAGGTTATATATTATGGAAATCCAGATGAATTAGACGCTCATGCCTATGAGACTCAGGCTGAGAGACTCGATATAAATAAACTACGAAAGGCGCATAAGATAAGCTGGCACGAATCCGAGGCTGTTTATATGTATCGTCTTCATTTTCGTAAACGAGATCCAAAGGTCTGGAAACGATTTCTTAAGAAGGTTTATAAATCGAATGAAAAAATTCAGAGAATATCTAAAGGAGCAGGAAATCAATAGTAGCATTAATGATTTCATGGGTTATTGTAAAGACAATTTAGGTATTGCAGAGATGCCCAAACTGATCATAATTAATGACAAGAATGTTGCTAAAGAAAATACAAGTTTCGGTGGTTACTCTCCTTCTGAAAGAACGATTCATTTAAATGTAGGTGGTCGTCATCTTGCAGATTCGCTTCGAACGCTCGCTCATGAACTAGTGCACCATAAACAAAATGAAGATGGTATACTGCATAACTATGCTGGCGAAACAGGAAGCGAGTTTGAGAATGAAGCAAACAGTAAAGCTGGTGTAATAATGAGAAATTATGGTAAAAACAATCCAGCAATTTATGAGGAAGTACAGAATTAATTATTGAGGTTTTATGACTACATTTGTGACTGGTGGTTTGGGATTTATTGGCTCCAATTTTGTATTTGCGCATCTAAAGAAGTATCCTGCAGATACAGTTGTTATCTTAGATAACTATTCTTATTCAGCTGATGAAAAAAATGTTTATGGTCTTTTCGAGGACTATAGAGTAGTTATTCGTCGCTGCGATATTCGAAACCTTGTTTTACTTGATCAATTATACCGTGACTATGAACCAGAAATTACGTTTCATTTTGCTGCTGAGTCTCACGTCGATAACTCTATTACTGGCGACGATCATTTCCTCAGCACTAATATTGATGGCACTCACAACATTCTAAAGTGTATTCGTAAATACAAGGGAAAACTTGTTCATGTCTCTACTGACGAAGTTTATGGATCGCTTTCTCATGATGATTCGCCATTCACTGAGAAAACTCCATACAATCCTCGTAATCCGTACTCTGCCACAAAAGCAGCCAGCGATCATCTTGTTCGCTCATATGTGAATACACATGGTATTGATGCAGTCGTAACTAATTGTTCGAATAACTACGGTCCTCGACAGCATAAAGAAAAATTTATTCCAACCATAATTCGACATATTCATATGAATACACCAGTTCCAGTATATGGTAATGGTCAAAATATTCGTGATTGGTTGTTTGTTGAAGATCATTGTGATGCATTGTTAACAATTGGTGAAAACTTTAAATCGGGTGAGCGTTATAACATCGGTGGCGGTCATGAGATGAGTAATCTTGATATGGTTACTTTGATTCTTGACGTTATAGGAAAACCAATTCACATGTATCAGAACTGGATCAATTTTGTAACTGATCGTAAAGGTCATGATTTTAGATACGCAATGAATTCGTCAAAACTTGAACGAGAACTCGGATGGAAAGCAAAGACTAATATCACTGAGGGAATTCGTAAAACATTGGAGTGGTACAAATGAGAAAAGGAATTATACTATCTGGTGGACTAGGAACAAGATTATATCCATGCACTGAAGTTACATCAAAACAGTTATTGCCTGTTTATGATAAACCTCTCGTTTATTATCCATTATCAACGCTAATGATGGCAGGTATTCGAGATATTTTGATTATCAATTCACCGAATGATGCCGCAGCATTTAAACGTCTTTGCGGCGATGGATCTCAATGGGGAGTAGAAATTTCTTATGAAGTTCAATTAGAACCAAAAGGAATTGCTGAGTGTTTTCGTATTGCCGATAAATGGATTGGTAGAGATGATGTTACGCTGATTCTTGGCGATAATATTTTTTATGGAAACGAATTGATTAATCGATTCAATGCAGCAACTTGGAATAATGCTGGTTGTACACTCTTCGCCTATCATGTATCTGACCCAGAAAGATTTGGTGTTGTTGAGCAAAATACAGAGGGTCATCCAATTAAGATTGTTGAGAAACCTAAAATTGCACCAAGTAATTATGCTGTCACTGGACTTTACTTTTACGACAATAAAGTAGTAGAATATGCTTGGAGGATTAGACCCTCTGCGCGAGGCGAGTTAGAAATTACTGATATTAACAATCTTTATCTGGAGAATTTCGATTGCAAGATTGAGTATTTAAATCGTGGGATTGCTTGGATTGATACAGGAACATTTGAATCTCTATCGGAAGCCTCTATGTTTGTGGGTTCAGTGCAAAAGAGAACAGGAATGATGATTGCATGCCCAGAAGAAATTGCGTATAAGAATGCATGGATTACTGAGCATGATGTTCGTCGTTCCGCAGAAAAGTATAGTAAGTCAGATTATGGCAAATATCTTGGCCAAATTTTGAGGAAGAGATAATGAGTGAAGTGAAACAGATGATTGAAGATTTGGTTGCCGCCGTTGGCACTCCCAAATATGCATACAACTGTAAAGAATTCAATCCTGAAAAAGATACTGTATTCTATTCTGGTCCATATTGGGATGAGAAAGAAGTCATTGCTGGTGTGACTGCATTTCTCACGGGCAAGTGGCTTGTTTCTGGTGAGCAGGTTGCAAAATTTCAGTGGGCATTCGGTCGTAAGTTCAATACGAAACATTGTCATATGGTGAATTCTGGTTCATCGGCTAATCTCACAATGGTCGCTGCTCTTAAAAAACATCTCAAACTTGAAGATGGTGTAGAGGTTTTAGTTTCTCCTGTTGGGTTTCCAACTACGATTGCTCCAATCATTCAAAATAATATGACTCCAGTATTCGTTGATATTGAAATGGATACATTAAATTTTGATTTAAATAAACTTGAAGAAAAAATTACAGATCGTACAGCAGCTATTTTTGTATCACCTGTACTTGGTAATCCACCCGACATGGATCGTATACAAGAGATTTGTAATAAACATGATTTACTTTTGATCGGTGATAATTGCGACTCTCTCGGTACTCGCTGGGATGGTAAATTATTGACTGAATATTATTATTCGTGGACGTGCTCGTTTTATCCTGCACATCACATTTCAACTGGCGAAGGAGGCATGGTTTGCTCAAATGACGAAGAACTTATTAACACAGCACGTTCGATTAGTTGGTGGGGTCGTGATTGCCGCTGCGTCGGTGCTGCTAATTTATTGGCTTGCGGTACATGTGGCAATCGTTTTGACAAATGGCTTGACGGATATGATGGTGTAATTGATCACAAGTATCTTTTTTCAAACATGGGATATAATCTCAAACCACTTGATCTTCAAGGTGCGATTGGCATTGAACAATTAAAGAAGATTGATGAGATTGATGTAAAGCGTCGCCTAAATTTCCAGCGCATCAAGAGTTTCTTCATGCGTTATGTTCCTGGTGTTCGAGTAGCAAGCAATCTTGATCAGGCTGATCCTTCGTGGTTCGGTGTTCCTTTGATTACAGATACTCCAGAACTCAAGGAGAAACTCCAGGCATTCTGCGAAGCAAATCGAATTCAGACTCGTAACTACTTTGCTGGGAATATTCTCTTGCATCCTGGTTACAAACATCTTGACGATGCCTCTAAATATCCATATGCAAACAAGGCACTCAGTAATGTGTTCTTTGTTGGTTGCCCACCTCATTATGGTGATAAGGTTTGGGAATATTACGAAAGCGTAATGCAAAAATGGGTATCGTAAATATATTTGGTGGAAGTGGGTTTGTTGGTTCTGAGTATGTTCGAACCACCAAAACACCATGGATACTGAATGATCGAGATAATTATGAGGTAAGATCTAATAATGTTCTTTATTTCATTAGCACAGTTGATAACTACAATGTGCATCGTGATTCTTTACTAGATATTAATACAAACCTTGTAATTTTAATGAAGGTTTTGGATAGTTATCGCAGTTATATGCAGAAAACTAGACAAAAAGGTTGTTTTAACTTTATAAGTTCTTGGTTTGTTTATGGGCAGGACTCTGGCTTCGGCGAGGGTTCACGTGGTATTCCTGAGACTGATCCCTGTGATCCAAAAGGATTTTATTCGATTACAAAACGATGCGCCGAGCAGCTGCTTATGTCTTACTGCGAGACGTTCAATTTAAACTATCGTATTCTGAGATTAGCAAATGTATTGGGTAAACAAGATAAAAAAGTATCTGCGAAGAAAAACGCGCTCCAGTATCTATTGGGCGAGCTCGCTGCAAACCGACCCATCGAGCTCTACGACTCTGGTTATTTTTATCGTGATTATATTGATGTTCGCGATTGCGCTCGAGCAATCGATTTGGTTCGAACAAAAGGAGAGTTGGACTCTATCTACAATATTGGAAATGGGAAACCGATAATCTTCCGAGATACGATACGCTATGCTCGTGACTCTATGGATTCGGGATCAGAAATTCGAACGATTGAACAAAAAGAATTCCATAAAACGGTCCAGTCATCTCGATCTTTTTTTATGGATAATACCAAATTACGAGATCTCGGATATAATCCAGAGTTTACGATTCAACAAACGATTGACGATATTATATATGGGATCTTGACTAGAAAAAATAACTAAATAGAACATATAACCATCCCACAGAGTGGAAGAGGCGTATGTTAAGATTTGTTCAATATCTCACTGAAGCCGCAAAGTTTGAGAACGAAGATCTAAACGGCGGACACCTAGAACACGTAGAGGACTTATTAATTCCTCATGGAAAAGAGGGATTAGATTTATCGTTGTCTTTCCTAGACAACATGCACAAATATCTAAAGGGTGAGGCATCAGAAGCAAGTGTTTCTGTAAAACATGATGGTTCACCTGCAGTTGTTTTTGGTCGCACACCAACCAAAGGCGCCAAGAATAGCGGATATGCTCCAGGCACATTTTTCGCTGCCTCTAAATCAGCTTTCAATAAAACTACGCAGAAACTTGCCACAACTCCAGAAGAAGTTCAGGAATATTACGGTGATAAACCAGGACTCGCTGCAAAAATAATGGCAGCACTCGAGCATCTTCCTAAAATTGCTCCGATGCGTGGAATATACCAAGGCGATTTTATGCATACGCCTGATATGGTACAACAAAATCAAGATGAAGAAGGTAATGTTAACGTAGCTGTAAATCCACAATTAATTAATTACTCAGCTCCAGCAAATTCTAGGATTGGTCAGAGAATTTTAAATTCTCAATTTGGTATTGCTATTCATACAGGATATCGTAACGCATATTGGAAACCAAATCCAAAAACTGGTCAAATGATGTTGACTTTCCCACGAAGAGAATTCAATATTCCAACACGATCATTCGGAACACATCCAGATGTGCATGTAATTGATCCACGTGCAACTCGACCAAATCAAGAAAATTACAGCACTGATGCTCAAGCAGCATATGATCGTGCTGTTAAAAATGTAAGAATACTAGCCGAAAAACATGATTTTCAACACGCTATTCCACATGCGGCGCACTTCTCAACTTTCGTTAATGCAACTATTCGTGATGGACTCCCTTTGACTTATGAAAATTTTGTTGAGCATGTTGGACAAAAATTTAATCGTCAGATTGAAGGCGCGAAAAGTCAAACCAAGGCGCAAAGTCTAACACAACAACGTGATGATACTCTAAACGATTTCAATATGAATTCAGTAAAATGGAGACAAACATTCCGCATTCATCAAGAAGTTGCAAATGCCAAGAAAGCAATGCTGCCCGCATTTGAAGCGAATGCACAACAAAATACAAATTTGATGCAAGGTACAATTTCTGATCCAGATACTGGCGAGATTGTTAATTCGCAAGAAGGTCACGTGATTGTTATGAAGAATCCAATGACTGGTAATGACATTGCTGTAAAGGCAAACGATCGTGAAAATTTCAATCGTCTAAACTTTAATCGTGGTAGATTCCAGAAACAACAGGCAGCACAGCAACAATCTGGCGAAGAGCGAGTAGAGACGGTACAATAAAATGCCAAATAAAAATATATTAAACGAAGTCCGTTCAATTAGAAATAATAATCCAGGTAATTTGCGCGCAGTTGATGCTAAAACGCAACAATATTTAACACAACCTGGATATGTATTAGATAACGCAATCGGATTTGATGAACATGGATTTGCGATTTTTCCAGATCAAGAAGCTGGTATGAACGCCATGCAGCGTCAAATTAGGATTGATGCTGGCAAGGGAATGACAGGTGCACAAATGATTAATAAGTATGCACCAAAAGATGATAATACGCCGCTTGGGAAAAAATATCCAAACGATCCTAATGCATATATCGATGATGTATTTACAAAATCAGGATTAGATCCAAATAAACAAATAGATTCAAAAAATATTGATACTATTCAACGAGCAATGGTTAAGAAGGAAGGTGGTCAGAGTGCATATGATCATTTTTATGGTGGTTCTAGTGGTCCATTAGTTGCATCCAACATATCACCAGCATCACCACCAGCATCAGTAACACCATTTATTGCAGCATCACTTTTCACAGCAGCTGCAACACCAAAACTTACAGATAGAGACAGACAGATGACTCAACAACAGCAACAACAACAGCAACAACAACAGCAACAACAACAGCAACAACAACTAGTTATTTATGATACTCAAACGCTTCGACAATATCTTAATCCTAAAGCAGTCACACCAGACTTTAAAGCATTGATTGCTGCTCATGCTACTCGACAATCATTAGATAATGTACAATCGAAAACAAATAGTGCTTCTCCACCATTAAAACAAAAAAGCCGTGAAAGATATGAAGAAGTTTTACGACGAAGGGCGACCACAGCTGAACGAAGGGCGATCGCAGCTGCACGTGCAGCTGAACGAAGAGCGACCGCAGCTGCACGATACAAACCAAAGGGAAAAGGAAATATAAAAAAAGTGGCAGAGCAAATATCATTTAAAGATTTACGAAAAAAGATTAATGAGAGCATCACTCACAGCGATCAATTAATGGAAGCAAAAGAAAAGTCTAAACTTTCGCTATCAGCGAAAGCAAAGAAATTTGGAGTTTCTTTAAGCACGCTTAAAACAGTTTTTAGACGCGGTATGGCTGCATGGAATTCTGGACATCGTCCAGGTACAACACCACAGCAATGGGGACACGCACGTGTGAATTCTTATCTAAGAAAGGGTAAAACATATCACACTGCTGATAAGGATCTACGCAAATAATAATATGAGCAACGCATCAATCTTTATTGGTCGATTACAGCCACCGCATCCTGGGCACGGAGCTGCCATTCAGGCAACTATCGATCATGCTGCAAATACCAGTGGAAAACATTATATTTTTCCAACACACACAACTGGAACAGAGAGTGATCCACTTGATCACGAAACAAAAGTTACTGCACTTCGTGCAATGTTTCCTGATGCAAATATTGTAAGTGATCCAGAAATTCGCACACCCATTGATATGATGCGATATCTACAGGAGCAAGGTCATACAAATATAAACATTGTTGGTGGTGGTGAAGAAGATCAAAATAAATTTAAATTTTTAAACAAATATAAAGAAAAAGAATATCCAGGAATTAAAAATATTACAACATCCTCGGCTGGTGAACGCGACTCGAATACAGAAGGCATAGAAGGAATGTCAGGAACTAAAATGCGTGAGTTAGTTAAAGCTGGCAATCGCGATAAATTCGTCGAGCAATACCCAGAAGAACATAGAGAAACTGCGAATATGCTCTATAATAAGTTGAGATCTGCATTCGCTGCACTTAAAGAATCAGCCACTGCATTTTTCTTAATTGGTGGTCCAGGCAGTGGCAAAGATTATGTGTTGAAGAATACATTTGCCAAATATGATTTAATGGAAGTTCAGATCGATCAAGTTTTAAATGGCACAGCACATGAGTTATTTGAGCAAAATAAAAATCTCGTAATAAACGGTCCAATTGATCTAGATAAAATCAACAAAGTAAAACATCTTTATGAGAATTATAATTTTGATTACATCTATACATCAGTTACAAATAAAGTTAGTCGTTTGAGAAATGAACAGCGTCAAGTTCCATTAAATGAATCAAAACGTATTCAAAAGTTTCTTTTTGTTGAAAAATTAGTTGAATCTCTTGACAACGTATTTGTGTTTAATAACTCAATGAACATACATTCACCGAGTGTATTTGAAAAACTTTTATTTGAAGATCAAACATTAAATCTTGAAAAACGAATACAAGAGAGTGGTATTTTGCCTGTTGAAATACCTGCTCTTAAATCATTTGTGTTTCTTCGCGAGAAGAAATTTCCAAAAATTGACAAAGACGAAGACACAGGTTTACCAAAAAAATACGTTGCTGGTCTTGATAAAGATACAGCAAAGGCTCGTGCTGCTCACTGGAAAGAAAAAGCAAAACTTTCAGACAGCGATCCAAGAGCATATGAACCTGCTCCAGGAGATGCTGAATCAAAGACAACTCCAAGTAAACACACTTTAGCAATTCGTAAAGCAATGGCTGAGGGAATTAATTTTAATGCACCGATTCCACCAAAAATCGATCCAAGAAGAAATCGCAAAGCTCGTGGCGGAAACTACACAAAGGTCATGGAAAAGCGCAGACAAATAAAAAATATGCAAACAATAAGTGAGTCATATAATTTAAAGAGTTTGATTGATACAACAAAACAAATTACAAATTTACTCTCAATACCAGTAAATAAATTACGATTAATTTCTGAAAATAAAGCAATGTACTCTGATAATAATATATTTTGGGAGGTGATAAAACACCCAGCATCACAGCGCTGGTATTTAACAGGAAACTATAACGAGAATAATAATGAATAAAGATTTACAAAAAGACGTTGTACAAATTAATGAATTAGATATTGAAACATATAACAAATACATTAATGCAACTTATAGTCAAAGTCCAGCTGCTGCAGCAAGGAAATTGGGTCAACCAAAACATGCACAACGAACTCTCGGAAGATATCGAGCACGCAAATTAAAACAAAAACAAATTGACAAACCAGAGTATCAAGAAAAATTAGCAAAAATTCGTCGTGAACATGAGAGATTGCACAATCCAAATGCAGATCCAAGCGGTCGCGGATACGGCGAAGGTCGTTATATGGGCGATCACGTAGAGCATGATCAAGATATTAATAAATTATTTGAAGATTATATGAAGGAAGACCTTAAATCCTTTTTTTCATTAGATCCACAAAAAGATACATCACTCAAACAAACAGCAATTGAAACAGGTCTTGGTTTTATTCCAGTAGTTGGTCAAGCACTTGCAGCGCGTGATATTGAAAGAGCAAGACGCTCAGGTGATAAAAAAGCGATGGCATCGGCTGCAGCATCCATGCTTCCAATTGGAAGACTGGCAAATGTTGCTGGTAAAGCGCGACAAATATTTGTTCCTGCTACGAAAGAAGCCGAAGATATGTACAAAGCATTAGAAAAAGCAGGAAAATCTCCAGAAGAAATTTATGATGCAACAGGAAGAAAAGCTCCAGGTGGAGCAGTTCATCGCAATCCATGGGGTCAATTGAAGCAAGAAACTGATGATACAACATTATTCGACCCCGCCAGAGGACTTACTCCGCGAACAGGAAAGGCTTCAGATGTGTTTAATCCAAATGCTGAGATATTTAAAAGATTTCCTGAACTTAAAGATATTGAAACTCGAGTTGTCTCGCAATATCCAGCACCTTATGCAGGAAAATATACCCAGGGAGAAACAGTTGGTAAAAGTAAAATATGGATTAATCAAGTTTATAATCATGATAAGAAATATGCCTTAGATACTGCTGCCCATGAATTACAACATGCCGTTCAACACGCAACTGGCGGTCGCGAAACAAATGCAAATCTTATTAGAGCCGCAAGAGATGCGAGGGATGGCTTCATCAACAGTCGTCAAACTGCTGCTCAACAAAGATATTATAGAAATCCTGCAGAAATAGAGGCTCGTGCAGCGGGTGCACGTGCACATCTTACTCGTGCGCAAAAAGATGCAGATTTACCACAATATACTTTGCCAGATGGATCGCGTGTAGTAGCTGCACCATCTATTTCTAGCATTTTGTCTAAGTATTTCCCACGTAAACCTGTTGAAGCAACACCTAGACCAGCTCCTGCTCCTGCTCCAGCTAAACCAGCACCAGCACCAGCACCAGCACCAGCACCACTACCAATTAAAGCAAGAGGAAGTGGATATGATGTTGATCCTCCACAACCAGCACGTCCAGTTAGATTTACAGCAGAGTCAACAGAAGATTTAAATGAAATGCAACTAGTTGGCACAGACGAGTATAGAGATTATGCGTTAGCAATGACGCCAGGACAAGATCAGGAGATTCAAGATGCTTTCCCACCTGAAGTATATGGTACAAACGTTTACGAACCAGAAACAGAACAAGAAACAACAAGCAGTGAACCAATTGGATCAGCTGAATCAGGAGATTCTGCAATTGCTGGAAACTCATTCAGATCGATTCGAAAAAAATTCCAAGAGCAAAGCGAAGAAGAAAAAGCAATGCTCCTCGCGCAACAAAGCGAAGAGGATGATGAAGAAGATGAAGAAGAGGAAGAGCAAGGCGAAAACGACGGCGCAGAGGATGGTGTAGATTTCACTCCGAATTTAAAAACAACTAAAGTGCGTCGTTATGTTCCACAAAATTATACAGGTAATGCTGTAAGTGGATTTCCTGTTCTTGGAATATCAGAAGGCGATGTTGTTCCTGTGGATTTTGCTTCTGCTGCAAAACTTAGAAAGCATCCAGCATATGATCCAAATAAACCAATTGAACGAGATGCATCTGGAAAGGTTTGGCAGAAAGTTGATCTCGGCAAAAATAAATTTGAAAATCAAAAACCATTTGCTGGAATGAATCCATTAATGAAAGATGGACAGCAAATTGGGTGGACTACAAGTAAGTCTGGTGAAATGGCGTCATTCTTAGATGGAAAAACACAAGCACCTCCACGAGCACCAAGACCAGTCATTCTAGGTCCTGATGGAAAAGAATATAATACAATCGGTAGTAGATTGAATGTCCAACGTCGTGAATTAGAGCAAATTGTTCTTGATCACAATAAAAAACTTGCTGAAAGACAAGCAGCTGAATCATCTGCTCGCGAATTAGCAAAAGCCGAACTGCTCAAACAACAAGCTGCAGAATTGGCTGCAAAGAATGCAAGATTAACAATAATTAAATCAGTTTTAAAGAGAGTCCCATTAGTTGGAGCTGCTCTTGGAGCTGCTCTAAGTATTCCATCATCAGTAAGTCGAGCTAAAGAAGGTGATTATTTGGGTGCAACAGGTGAACTTGCTTCTGGAATTGCTTCAATATTTCCTGGAACTGGAACTGCAGCCTCAACAGCAATCGATGCATCGCTTTTGGCAAGAGATATACAAAAACAGCGAGCTAATTTAAAAGAATCGACACTCGATGAAGCCGTGAATTATCATAACGATAATAATATCTCATTGGCTGAAGGCTTATTGGATATGTTTAAGAAAACAAATAAACAAACTGCGCCTCCTAAACCACCAGCACGCAGAGTCCCAGGACCCCACGACCCGTCTGCTGTTACGCCATCAAGAACTACAAATATTCTTAGAAATGTTGGACGTAATACTAGCAGAATCAGCACTGGTACTGCTATTGCTGGCGCAGGAGCCAAAGCTGCAACTGGCGATTATGCTGGAGCATCAATTGATGCTGCAGTTCAAGCTGGTCAATCAGCAGCTGCAAAATTAGCAACCAAAAAAGCAACAGAACTTACTGCCCAATTTTTATCAAAAGCAGCTGCTAGAAAACTTCCAGTGGGCTTTGGTCTCGCTGCCACTGGTGCTGGTGTTGCTGATCGTTTAAGATCACGTGATTATCTTGGTGCAGCTGGTGAAGGATTGTCAGGTGTTGCGGGTCTTTTTCCTTTAGCTGGAACAACCATCTCAGCTGGTATTGATGCAGCGTTACTTGGAAGAGACTTAAAAAATCTAAGAGCACAAACTCAACAGAAGGAAAAGCCTACACTTTCTGAAGCTGTTGACTATCATAACGATAATAATATCTCATTGATAGAGAATATCTTCAGACCAGGTTCAGACATGTTCTTCGCAATGATTCTAGAAGCAAAACGATTATATGCAGAAGGACTATATGAACCAAGAGATGAATCTGAGCAGGACCTTTTGGAAAGTGATATCGGTGAAATTGGTGAATACAATGGTGAAGCAGTATTACTAGATTTTCCTTTTGAAACTGCTGATGAACTTAATTTAAATCATACAAATTGCGGCACACCAAATTGCTGTGGTGATTGTGATCAAATTGAGGAGGAGCAAATTCTCGAGGCAGGTCCTGGATTATGGGCAAATATTCGCGCAAAACGAGAACGAATTAAACGTGGATCAGGCGAACGCATGCGTAAACCAGGAGAGAAAGGTGCACCCACACGCAAGCAGATACAGTCAGCAAAAAATGAAGAGGTTGAAATTTTTGAAGAAAGTGATCCCACGAAAGGAAAGGGAATCGGCAAACCATTCCGTTCACGTGGAGGTGGTGCGGTTTATGTAAAAAACGAAAAAGGTAACGTAATAAAAGTTAATTTTAGTCAATCAGGCATGAGAAAGCGTTTAAATGAACCAGCAAGAGTTAAATCATTCATCGCAAGACATAATTGTTATGGAAATAAGGATCGCACTAGTGCATCTTATTGGGCATGCCGTTGGCCAAGATTTTTCAGTAATACGGGACAACAATGGTGGTAGATAATCGTCCATACATTCAAAAAAACCTAAATAATGGAGTATTCCTGCGCACATTTTCAAAGGATATTCTAAGCGAAGAGCTTGTATGGCATAGGGATTATAATGATAGAATCGTAGAGGTTCTTGAAGGAGATAATTGGGAAATCCAATTTGAAAATCAGCTCCCGCAGATCCTCAGCGTCGGACAAGAATATGTTATTCCAGCATATACTTACCACCGAATTAAACGTGGAACGACAGATTTAAAAGTAATAATACAGGAAAATCTAGAGGGTTAAAGATGGAAGGTTGGCAAAAAGGTGCACCAGCTGTTATAAAAATGTCCTCTGCAGGAAGAGAGAACTATTTTCGTTCTTTCCCAGAAAGAAAACCGTGGTTTCAGTTAAATTATCCAGAACACTTTGGAAGATCTGCTGCAGCAGCAACCACTAGCCTTAAAAAAGTTACACAAGCAAAACAACTAAAACAAAGACTTGCAGCCATTCGTCAGGCTGCAGAAAAACGTAACCAATTAAAAGTCTCTTCTAATCGTGTTCGTGCCATGGGCGACCGCCGCCGCGAAAGTGGAGAAGGAATGGGTGGCGGTCGCGAAACAAATGCAGATCTTATTAGAGCCGCAAGAGATGCTGCGCAAGGTGGAGAATATCTCAAAAGTGGTGGTCTTGGAAGTTTATTTGAAGAAACTAAAAAAGAAAATTCGTACGAAATTACTAAGACTGAAGATGGAAAATTTTCCTTTCGTGGCACCAAATATGAAACTAAAGAAGAAGCACAAAAGGCGAGAGATGCTCAAATAGAAAAAGATATGCAAGATATGCCTGGCGCCGCAATGGTACGAGATTTTGCAAACACGGTTACGAATACCGCATTCTGGAAAGACTATGAAAATGATGTACTTCTAAACGATCCTAAATTAAAGGAACGAGAAAAAAGTCGAAAAGAAAAATCTACTGAAGAACTAAGACGAATGTATGGTTTAGATCTAGATACTGGTCTAGATCCTAATGATACAGCCATCATTATAGACACTGAGCCATTTTATGGAATCGATATTCCAACACTAGGCGATGGTCCTCCCGAACAATCCGACTATGCGAAAGGAACAATACAAAAGCGTAAAGATGAATATAACAGAGAAAAATTACCAGTCAAGCCATATGATTCAGATAATAGTATTGAAAATGAAATGAAAAAATATTTACAACCAGAAAACAGAGACTTAAGAGAATGTGAGGGTCCAATGCAACGAACATTAATGCCACTGACAATGAGAATATTAGCAATGAAATCTAAGAATATGAATAGAGATTCAGATGAGAATGATGATGAAGATTCAGGCGAATATGATTACGAAGGCGATATGGCAAAGTCACAACTTCGCAGCATTATGCACAATTCCAAAATGCTTCATGACATGCTTGAAGACAATACAAATTTACCAGAGTGGGTTCAAAGCAAAATTACTCTTGCTGAAGATTATATAATCACTGCAGCAAATTATATGCGCGGTGAAATGGATGAGATGGATGAGATGGATGAAGCAGCCAATCCAGCACAGCAGGCTGCGATTGCGATTGCCATGAAAAATGCTGGAAAAAAACCAAAGAGTATGAAAGAAGAAGTCGAGCAGATTGATGAAGCCCAAAAGAAACTCAAGCCATATAACTGGCGTGCAGAATGGCGTATGGGAACACAATCTGACGTCGATAAGAATAATCTAAAAATCTTTAAGAAACTTGCTGCAGAAGATCCAAAAAAGGCAGACGAATTTCAAAAGAGTTTGATGAGATTAAAGAAAAAAGATATGAAAGAAGAAGCAGAGATGAGTGGCGATGAAATGAGCAATGAGGAACCACCATTTGAGCCAAATGCTCAACGTCCAGAAATGCCACCAGGAAAACACCCTGCATTATATCGAAGCACTCGCAATCGCGCTCGCAAAGCAGCGATTGCCATGGAATTGAGTCAAAAACAGATGAGTCATGAAACACTTCGTCAAGCGCATATGAATCTTCATGCTCCACAAAATGTTAGTGAGAAACCAATAACATGGCCAACAGGAATCGAAGCACTTCGTCGAGCTCCACAAAATGTTAGTGAGAAACCAATA